TTCAGTGAACCTGATTCTTCAGGCTGTTCATCCGCTTATCACCTTCGATGGCGGCAGCGGTAAAGCTGTTGTTCTTCCACCACGCAGCGACGCTGGTGGCAATGGTCAGGCCGGTGGTCACGAACTGCTCGACCTCCGAGCTTTCGATGGGCAGCAGGGGCTTCCCGGCGGTACTGGAAACCTGATTTGCCAGAGCAAACGCCAGAGCGGCCGTACGGGCCAGCGTAGCGATGGACACTTTGCTATTCGTCATAGGTCTTATCTCCTCTCACAGGTACTTATCAGCGCCAGACAGCGCCTTCCACGATGCAGGGCCACAGATTCCGTCCACGGTCAGGCCATGCGCCTCCTGCGCCCTCATCAGGGCATTTTCCGTCCCCTCTCCGAACAGGCCATCAGCCTTCAGCTTCAGGAGCTTCTGGAGCATGATCGTCGCACTGCGGTTCGCGTCCCCGGTGCAGCCCCGGCGGATGGTGGGAAGCACGAACTTGTTGTAGGTCGTGCTGGGGTACTTTCCAGGCGTGGTGCAGAGCCACGTCGCTTTCGTGCCACGGGTGTCGGCGTGGACAAAGGCTCCACGGCTGTGCCAGTAGATGCCGATGCCGCCGAACCCCACGGCTTGAGCAAGGATGCCCAGTGCCACAGGGTTGATACTCCGATTCTCCGTCCTCCAGTCCGCTGCCATGCCGTAGCGGTGCTTGGAGTTCGGGCTTCCGCCCACGGCCTTGCTGGCGTTGTGCGTGATGCAGCGGTAGCCAGACGTGATCTTCAGAGGACGGTCTACCTTGTCCCGGAGGAGCTGGAGCTTTTCGGCCAGCTCCGTGTCAACCAACTGCTGTCCGCAGCCGCAGGGACACTCGAACTCAGACTTGGTAAAGTTCTTGGTGAGCGCGGTCTTATCCCCGCGCTGGAACGTAATGATGCTCAACTTGCACACCTCCTAAAAACCGATTTGGGTGAACACATAGCCGAGAAAAGCACCGATGATGGCCGTCACCACATAGCCGACGGCACTACGCCACAACTCTCCATCGCGGCTCTCCAGAGTTTCCAGCCGTTTCCCCTGCTTCTCCTGCTCCTTGACCATGCTCTCCATGCTCAGGGCCAGTTTTTCGACCGATGTGGACAATGTGCCCATCTTGCTCACGCTTTCTTCCAGCAAAGCAATTCGCCTGTCCTGTCGGGAATTTTCTTCTTTGAGCCTTTGCTTGAACTCTTCATGCTCGGCCCGCGTGATAGGCTGGTCCATCTGAACCTCCTTTCAATCGTCCTACAAAAATGAGGGGAGCCGGTTTCCCGACTCCCCCGCGATCATTCGACCTCGACTTCGAGGTCCTTCAGGATTTCCTCGACTTGCTTCCGAATCAATGCCGGAACCTGATCGAGAGTCTTCTTGCCATTCACAATGAGGGTTGCATAGATGACTGCCATGATGCCTTTCTCCTTTCTCAGTAATATTTTTAAGGCAAATTCCCGCAGGCGGCTCATGCGTTGCCGTCCGCCGCGAGAATGGCCTTGACTTCTTCCCGCAGGTTCTCAGGCACCTGCTCGATGGTTTTCCGCCACCGGTGGATGAGGTTTGCATAGACTTCTGCCATGATTATGCCTCCTTATCTGCGGCGGATGTGACCGCGATGAGCTGTTCGTACACGTCGCACAGCGCCATCTGGGTATTAACGAGGTTGGTTTCCAGAGAAGAAACTTTGGTTTTCAGGGCTTCATTCTCCTCCTGCAATTCCGCCATCGTTTTCTTCTTCTGCAACTTGGCTACAGAATCGACTCTTACTCTTTTCAAACCCATTACTGGAAACCTCCCTGAATCGAAGCGATATAACCGCTCTCGCCGCTTGCGCCGCGCTCTGCGGTAACGCGGAAATTGAATGCAAAGCCGTTGGTCGCAGTCTGGTTCGTGAACAAATGGTTCCGGCCATTCCGGGCCTCGGTGGTGGCGTCCTCCCATACCGGCGAACTGTCCTTGCCGTTGTTCGTGACCTCCACCTTGAACACAGCGTCGGCGGGAATCAGACCGCCGACGGTGATGGCGCAGAGCGTGATCTGGGCATCCGCCTCCATCGGCTGCGCCAGCGTGATGTTGGCGGCGGTGACGGCCTTCGTAAAGGTGAACTTCTTGGTGACGGTGGCTTTGCCATCGGTCACGGTAACGGTCATGGTGTGACTGCCGTTCGTAATTTTCTGGAAATATTCGCCGGTGACGGCGAAGCTGTTGGTGGTCTTGCGGGTCGCGGTGTAGGTGCGCTTGGTCGTGCCGTCCAGCTTTTCGGTGACGGTCAGGGTGTCCACCGCATCCTCATCATCCACGGAGTACGAGATGGTGAAGCCGCTGGACTTCGTGCCGAGGTTGGCTGCGCTGGAGGTCGTGATCGTCGGGGCGGTGTTGTTATCGACCGTGCGCTTGCTGGAGGTGGTGTAGCCGGACTGCGCATTGTAGCTGTCATACGCCTTGACACGGTACATCACGGTTGCCCAGCCCTTGGTGATGGTGTCGGTGTAGGTCAGAGCATTGCCCTTGTACACCTGCGTGTAGGTGCTACCGCCGTTGGTGCTGCGCTCCAGAATGTAGCCGGTCAGATTTCCGTCGCTGTCGCTGGCCGCAGTCCACGAGATCACCAGCGTGCTTCCACCCTTGACATCGTTCGGGACCGCGATGGACGGCGGCGCAGACGGGGCGTTGTTGTTGACCACCGTTACCTGCGAACTGGTGCGCCAGCTGGACTCCAGTCCCTCATCGTCATACGCCTTGACACGGTACATCACGGACGCAGTGCCAAAGGCGACATTGTTCGTGGTGCTGGTGGCAGTACCCTGATAAATCTGGCTCCACGAGCTGCCGCCGTTGGTCGAACGCTCTACCTTGTAGCCGGCGAGGTTGCTTTCTGCATCAGAGCTTTTTGCCCACGAGATCGAGATGTTCGTGCCGCCCATAATGGACGAAGGAACGGAGATGCTGCCCGGGGTAGATGGTGCGGTGTTAGTCGAGACCGCGCCATCGTCAGACACCAAGAGAGAAGAGGGCAGAATCAAAGCGGGGCGAATGCCTCTCGAGCTGGAGCAGTTGGTGTCGCCACTGGTGCCAGCGGAGCCGACCACCAGCGCGCGGTTGGAGGTGATGTTGCAGCCCGGAGAGCGGAGCCACCAGCCGGTGGCAGAACCGTTGAGATAGGCAACACGCTTGGAATCCGAACCATTGTCTGCACAGCCCTTGAAATAGGCTAGCTCTGCACCCTCGCCTCTCGGCATATAGGAGTAGCTGAAACTCGTTTCGGTCGTACTGAGCAGGAAGATCTTCGCAGACAGGCCATTCGAGCCGCTGGTGACGGTCGTGGACGTACCGTGGCCCTTGCGATACGGAATCTTTACCTGCTTGATGGCGTTCTTGATGTTCGACTCGAACAGATTCAGGAACGTGCTGTTCAGGTAGGAATGGATGGTACTGTTGGCATAATCGTTGGTGTTCGAGCTATGCCATGCACGGTTCTCATAAATGTCCTTCATCAGAAGCCATGTGCCGTTGCAGCTATCGTCATAGACGCTGGACGGCTTGCCCTGATGGATAACGATGAAGTTTCGGGCAGAACCATTTACTTTCAGCTTGATGGTGCTGCCGACTGCTTTGGAACCCAAGGTTACATAAGCCATAAAAAAGGCCTCCTTTTATTGAATTTCCGGCGTAAAATTTTGTTTCAAATTGAGCGGCGGTGAACGGGATAAGTTCATTCGTTTCATTAGAACTCGATTCTTTTTGCCGTGGTGTTCCAGACACCTTCCACCACCGTGCCGTCCAGCGTCTCAAACGTAATCGTGAACGGGTTCCCGGTGACGGAGGTATTGAACATCAGCTCCAGCAGAGCCAGACGGGCGGACACGTCGGAGATACTGTTCTGGATGGAGTGGTGGGCTTCTTCGTCCTCATCGTGGGCATCCACGAGCTTCTGGGCTTCCCGGAGGAATGCGGGAAGCATCGTGACCGAGCAATACTGCTCCACGTCCTCCGCCGTCATCCATGCCTCGCACTTATAGTCTACGGTGACGCCCAGCCCCTCGCCGATGACGATGCACACCGGGAAGCGGCGGACGTCCACGCCGGTGTCAGAGGCGGCGCTGACGTACTGCGGATAATCGCCCAGCGTTCCGTAGTAGATAAGGACTTCGCCCTTGTCCGGGTCAAAGGCGAATACGCCGAACTCCCGGAGCCAGAAGCCGTGGTCAAGACCGCCGTTCAGGTCGGAGCGGTACTCCACGATCATGCGGACGCTGGCCCCATCATAGACCGGGGCGGTCGATGTGCCAGCGGCCACAGGCTCGACCAGCGCGGTCATTGTGGCCGGCTTCACATCATCCGGGATAGTGCCGCTGCCCACCATAATCTTGGAAATCGGGAGCTGCTGCCCGGCAACCAGCTTGGCAATCAGCTCTCGGCCGCTGTCCGTAACAACAAAGCCATAGTAGCTCATAACTCATCCTCCTCAAGTTCAGGCAGTTTTGTCTGCGTGATGTTCTGTGCAGCCGGGACCGGCAGCACAGTGTCGATGAATGCTTCGCCGGTTTCAATCTCCGGCAGGGTCGTTGTCGTATAGCCCCGGCCCAGAATGCCCTCGACCGGCACATCTGCGACCATTTCAGGAGCCGCGGTGTTCGCCACCACCAGAATTGCCACACCCGCCGCCTTGATGAACGGAGCGTTCAGCAGTTTTGAAACGTCAGCCTCCGGTGTCAGGGCATCGGTTTCAAAAATCATGGTGGCCGGGATGGCCGGGTCCTCGCGGTAATGCAGGGGCTTATCCCAAAACATTTTGAACGCCCGGATGATGTCATAGTAGGTGCAGTTGTTGGTGTTCTTCCAGATTTTGTATATCAGGTACGTCCGGTAGGCATCATCATCCAGTACATACACAGATTCTTTGGCGCAGGCCAAAGCACCGGCTTCAAGGCGGGTCAGAACCGCATTGTCGCCGATGCCATCAAGCTGCTTCCCAACTGCGGTCTGGATATTCCGCTTGTCGCGCAGGTCTTCGTAGAACTGTCGAACCTCGTTCAGCTCATCACCAACGGCCTCCATGAGCGCGTCGATGACCGGCTTGCCCTTGAACTGCTCCACAAGATCATCCCGGAGCTTCTGGACGTAATCAGCCATCCATGACCACCTCAATCCTGTTTTCGTCCGTAACGGCCCGCTCCCGTGCCGAGATGGACACGCTGCGCTGGGTGTAGCCAGTGGGCATATCGCCGTCATTCGGTGTTGCAAACAACCATACGTCGATGTAGTCGATGCCAGACACCTGAAGGTTGAACTTCTGCGGGATGACGTTCTCGCCCGCCCCCAGTGCGCTCATTTTCTCCAGAATCTGCTCTTTGACAAGCTCGACATAGTTGGTAGGCGGATTTGTGTTCGGGCTCAGAGTGACGCCAACCTTGAACCAGACCTTGACGTACGTCGGCCGGTTGAAGCGCACCACGATGTCTTCGCCGTAAACGCCGTGCAGGGTGGTTTCTACGCTGCCGAAAGTATTGATGCCGCCTGCCTTTGTGTTCAGGATTTGCTGGGCAATTTCCGTTGCGTCGCCGCCCTCGACTACAACTTCGATGCTGTGCGGCCACCGGCCGGCAGAATCGACTTCATTTGTGCAGTTTTCATAGGGAGCTACGCTCACCACACCCTGCACATTCTTCAAGATGGCGCTCTTGATGCTTTCCAGCATGGCAGACGAGCGGTTGTAGATTTTGTTCGTGTAGGACTTTCTGAACTCCACATCACTCTCTGCGAGCTGACCGGCAACATAGCTTCCCACGTTGACCACGGACTCCATGCCCGGAACAGCTTTCGTGATCTTCGTGATTACGCCGTTCGGAATGAAGATGTCGCCCGGCTCGGCAGTCTCAAATGTGACGATGCTGCCCACAGAAGCAGTGGTCAGGTTTTCTGACAGGACCAGCGTATTGGAACTGGTTTCATCGACCGCCTCGATCACGATGGTGTCGTTGATGACCGTCACATGGAAGTCCTTATCCGTGATGGCTGTTCCCAGAGCCTCTAGGGCTTCGCTGGTGCTTTGTTTGGGGTCAGGGGTGATGGTGTATAGGTTTCCGTTAAGAGCTACCCCAAGGGCCGTTGTAGCCGCCGGTGATGCAAGGATGACGGTGGCCTTGTTGAAAGCCGACCTCGTGATGGTTGCATCTGCGGTAGCTGTCAGACTGGTCGCCGGGTTTGTGTCGGATGCAATCACCGTTCCTGCCGGAATGGTTGTTCCGTCCAAACCCGTGCAGAGGATGCTGTAATAGGACTTCGCTGCCATTTCACGGGTGGAGCCGCCAAACTGTGCAGCATAGTCCAGACTTACGCCGGTGGCGCTGGATGTGTACTGCGAGTGGTACACATCTACGCCAAATTCCCACAGCTCTGCAATCTCATCTGCGACGTTGGTCAGAATGTGATTCAGCAAAGACTGTGGGTTCTGCCGGGTATTTACGCCGAGGCGGTCTGTCATCTTGCTGTGCATATCCTCAAGGATGACATCAAGGCGTTTCGGATTTGGCCCCTGCGGGGTCAGGCCATATTTTGCCACGGGATTTTGACCTCCTCTCTAAAGCTGTCCTCATCCGTGTTGAACGTAATCTCCACGGATGCCCTACGGCTTTTCTTGTCGATGTTGAACAGGATTTCCGATATATCCGTCACTCCATCGACAGACATCACGGTTTCCCGGATAAGATGCCGGAGCTTGGACTCATTCGGTTTTTTGACCAGCAGGTTCTCAAAGTACGGAAAGCCGAGCGAAGGCATCAGCCGCCACTCTCCGAAGAACCAGAGCAAACGAATACGGACAGCCTGTACGATGCTGTCCGTAGCTGAAATGTCGCCTGCCGCCGAGAGTTCTAAGTCTCCGGTGACATCGAGCTTCAGGTCTATCACGCTTTTCCCTCCTTTACTGCGGCTTGCCCGTCATGCCGCCGCTGTCTCCTTTGTGGGTGTGGTTTGCAAGGCTGATGCTGCCGTTGGACGCTTTAACATCATCCCGGGCAACAATGCCGCCCTTGACCGTGAGTTTGCCTTCAATGGTAACGCCATCAGGCGATACCGTCAGAACGGTTCCGCCAACTTCGGCCTGCACAGTGCTGGGCGTAATCTTGACGGTGGTGTCGCCCGCTGCAATCGCCACAGCATCCTCATCGCAGGCGAGCTTCATGGTGCTGTTGCCGCCAGATGTGAGATTCGGAATGGCAATGGCATTGGTCAAGTCGAACTTCAGTTTGGTGTCAGTTTCCTTGCCGTACATCCAGTAATCGAGTGCCTGCTCACTGAAAACCAGCAGGCATCCATCGCCTTTCTTGATGGGCCATGCAATGGTGACGTTTTTGCTCTGCGGGAACATGACCGGGACTCCTGAGATTTCTGGGAAGTCCATCGTACTGCCATCAGGCTTTGTGAACTTTGCCTTCGGTAACACTGTGGCGACACCCTTGTCCGGGTCGTAACTTTTTATCTCGCCCGGCAAGGCCGTGTGCATATCCTCCGTCGCGCTGCGGGCGCTTTTATTGATTTGGTCAACAAACTCCTGCATCATTCTTGCTTCACCTCCAGCAGGCGGGCTGTGCAGCTCCACGAACCTTCCATATTGTCACCCTCAATCCGCACCGAGTAGACCCTGAAATAGCCCTTGACCACTTTGCTGTTCAGGTACACATAATCGTCCAGCCCGATTGCGGCGTTCATCAGATACTCCACGTCCCAGCCGTAGCTGTATCCCTTGTCCTCATTGGAGATTTGGACACGCTCTGGGAGGCCCAGCAGGCCCGTTTCTGCCGAAAGCTCATACACCTCGCGGCTCATCGTATCTCCCGGCTTTTTGACCTGCAAGACGCCGTTGTTGATGCTCCAGACCAGCCCGCTGGTTTCACAGGCTTTCGTCAGTACATTTCTGGCTGGACCAATGTAGCTGTATCCATTGGGGATGTCCTTGAACTCTGCGTTGTAGGAGAAAGATACCGTCACGCCCATCTGATCTGCGGTGTCCTGAATCAGGGTCTTGCAGTTCACAGCCCCGGAATAACTGACGGAAACGTAGGTGTCGCGGACTTCAATGCGGTTATCCACCAGCTCGATCTCCGTTGACCTGTCTGCTCCGTCAGCCTTTGTCGTGGCAAATGTGACCACGCCGGTGAAGATGAGCGGACGGGTGTCGCCGTACCCGGCATGGAGTACGACCACGCAGTCGTTTTTACTCAGCTCTGCAAGGTGTTCGTCGCTCAGATTCCAGATAGTCACCTTGGCCGTATTCTGGCTGTTGGTGTCGGCCTTTTCTACCGAAAACGAAACGTGCAGCGGTCGCTTGCCGCTGCCAATTTCAAACCCGGTCGAGCCTGCCTTGCCCGCCGCCAGCCGGTACTGCCTGTCGAAATTCTTCACGGCATTCTCCCCTTTCGATGGCAACAAAAAAGGCCGCGTTTCCGCAGCCCATAAAGGTTTCTTACTTTGCCTTGCTGATTTCCTTCTTCAGCAAAACGCATTCCAAGATGATATTGTCCAGTCTTTCGATGAGCGACCCGCCATCTGCCGGAACCTGCTCCAGAAACCGCTTTGGATGGACTTCCACAATCGTTACGTCCTGCTCCTGCTTTTCCTTCTGCTGGGGAGGCTTGTTCCATCCGGGGTAAGCCCGCGCAACTTCCTCGCCCATTTCCTGTGTTTTCGGGATGACCTCATCCTCCAGCCAGCGAATCGCCGCATACGGAGCCGGTCTGCGGCACAGGAGCTTCACGGCGTTCTCAGCACTGAAGCAAGTGAACTCGCAGCGGCCTTTCCGCATCCCGTTGTCCCAAGGCACCTTCCGCAGCACGGAGTCGATACGGTTCACTCCCTTGTTGCCGCCGGTGACGGCTTTCCTCGGCTGCTCATACCCGGCAATCGCAGCGAGATCAGGCCCGCAGAAGAACGGGGTTCCGTCCGGGTCAAACACGACCCGGAGTTCCTGACGTTCCGGTGTCGTGAAAATCACGCAGTTGTCACGCATTCCGCCCACCTCCGTAGAAGCTGTTCCGCAGCCCGTCATTGCGGGCTTTGAAGATTTCCCGGAGAATCACAACGGCACGTTCAGCCTGCTCCAGCTTGCCATCCGCAAGGTTGCTGTCTACCATGTCGATAGCGACACCGACATCGCCCATACGGATGACCTCACGCTCAAGGTCCATAGCACTCATATCAGCACACTCCTTTATCTTGCAAGAAGCCCGCTGACATGATATAATCGTGTCAACGGAACTTCTCAGGATTGTTCCGGGCAAGATGTAGGAACCAGCGGTGCTTTGTGAGGGCGAGCCGCTGGTTCTTTTTTGTTTGCCCGGTTCACATCTTCATTCTAACTTACCGTTCTGGTAATGCAATGAAAGTGACCAATGATATGAGCGTTTTGCGAAAGTTTCCCGTTTTGGTCAGTCCAAGGACTGTCCGGCGGACAATCCAACGGACTCCATGTAAAATCGGCCATTTTGAACGGCATTCATCCCAAAACCTCTGAAAAGCCTCTGATTAAACCCGGACTTTACCAGTAAAAGTATATGGAAATTTGTCTGGAACCTTCTGAGAACGAATTGTCAAACCCACCCTCAGATATTTGTTCAAAATGAGAATTGATTTTACCGGATGATTTGTTCCAGCGTCATGCCGGGACAAACACAAAACGAGCAGTCCCATCGGCAAAATCCTGCCGACCGACACTCTCCTTTTCGGTCAGGACAGCGAAGATGCCGCTGGGCATATCATCCCGGCCGAACAGCAGGTTGAGCGGAAACTGCGGAACCATCTTGACACCGAGCAGCATGGGCGTTCCGAGCGAGTCCATCACCCCGAACATCCAATAGCCGCCGGTGTCATTCCATGTGAAACGCAGCTGATACAGCCTGCTTTGGAGGGAAACCTTCACAACGCTGTCGTTCATGTCCGGGACTTCGATAACGAAGTAGTCCACGAACGCCCTCCTTATCCCAGCAGGCCGAAGCTGCTGGCAGCGTTATAGAGAACAGAACTCCTGCTGGAGCTGGACGAACCAGACGAAGAACCGCCGGATGAGCTGCTTCCCGCCGTGCTTGCGGCGGTTGTGCTTGCTTTTCCAGCGGCTTTCCCTGTTTTACCCGACTTGCCGTATCTGGCCGGTATTTCTGCGGTGGCGGTTTCCGTCACCTCGATCTTCTTGAAGGCTATCGGAATCTCACGGGCGTAGCCGACCTCCACAGACTTCTTGATGTTCATGCTTGTAATCACCATGTTGGAATACACGCAGTCAGTGGTCGTGACTTCGAGAATCTTCTTGGCGAAATACAGGTCCTTCAGCCGACGAACAACGCCCTCTGTTTTCCCGGGGCCGGAGCCTGTACGTTTCCGCCATGTCACCGGCGTATCGGTCACATAGAGCGTCATGTTCAGGGTGTCGGCTTTCAGCACGATGGTGTCGCTTACACTGAAGCCCTTTTCGGTCGGGTACTCAGGCACATCCGCTTCATAGCCTTCTTCGGAGTCGATCAGGGCATCAAACTCGATGTCATCGACGCTGACGGGCTGTTTTGCTCTTGCCATGTACTCTCACCTACTTTGCAAATGCCAGCGCACGGGCCATCTCGCCGGTAGCATCGCCTGCGGCCTTATCCATAGCCTCAGAACTCTTTTGCTGCCCGGCGCGGTCGCCGTTGAACTGGTTGTTGATGTTTACGTTCTGGGTCACAGTGCGTCCACCGGTCGTTCTGCCGGTTGCGCCCCGCCCGGTAGCTTTGGAAACCACATTGGCCTTGGCGATGACCGACATTTCGCCGGTCATGCCTTCCAGTGCATCCTTCACCTTCTTCTTGCCGGAAGTGATGCCCGATGCCATCAGGTCGATCATGTCCGGCATATAGGTGTGGAAGTCGCTCAGGGGGCCATCCTCCGGCTCCGAGAAGCCGAGGAACGACTTGATCTTATCGGCTACGCCTTTTACAGCCTCGCCTACACGACCTACCGCAGACTGGATGCCTGATACGATGCCGTCGATGATGTCGGAGCCCCACTTCAGGGCTTCAGCCGGGAGAGATGTTATCCAGTCGATGGCCGCTTGGATGCCCGTCACAATGGCATCGCGGACGTTGCCAATCGTAGCCTTGATGCCTTCCAGCAGATTGCCTGCTGCCTCACGAATCTTGTCCCAGTTCTTCCACAGCAAAACGCCGATTGCGATTGCAGCGGCGATTGCCAGAATGACCGGGCCGAAGGCGCTGGCAAGAACAGAGATTACCGCACCGACCACCTTGATAACGGTGATGATGCTCTTTACAACAACAAAGGCCAGCTTAATAACGGAAATGACCGCTTTCACAACAGAAATAACGGTTGTAATCACGCCAAAGATAGCCGAGATGCCCTTGACAGCGGCTATGACAGCCACCACGCCCACGGCAATTCTGCCGATGGATTCACCGATGTCTGTCCATTTTTTCTTATCAACCTTCCCGCTCGACAATTCCTTGAAGAACTGAGCGATACCGGGGGCGACCTTGGCTACGGCTTGCTGTATCTCCTCAAACGCCACCACCGCCGCAGTTCGGATGCCCTCAAATATGGGGACAACCACGTTGCGGATTCCCTCTCCGATGTAGCCGATGGCCTGCTTGATCTTCGTCCATACTCCGACGATGTTCTGGCGCAGCTTTTCGCAGTCTACGCCAGCTCGTTCGAGCATGGTTCCGAGCAGGCTTTTGTCTCCCCGCATGAACGAGATGAAGTCCTCAATCACGAGGGCCAGCAACAGGAAGACCGCAAAAAAGGCCAGCGCCTTTCCGTGGCCCAGCCCTATTGCCCGTGCCAGTTTCGTAAAGCCGGTTATGGCCGCTCCGATTTTCTTGAGGTTCATCGCCACGAGCATGGCCGTGAACGCCGCAGCCAGAACAGACAGCACACGCTGTGAGCCGCCCAGCTTATCCGTAAGGTCGGTGAGCTTCTGGAGCCAGTCACGAATCATCGTCAGACCCTTTGCTCCAATGCCCAGAATCTTCTGATAGGTCGGCAGGAAGAACTGGCCGACTATCGTTTTGATTTCCTTCAGCTTGGCGATGTACCGCTTTTTGGTGCTTTCGTAGCTGTCGAGGCTGCGCTGGCAGTCGCCAATGGCATCCGGGCTTTGCTGGAGAATAGCCTGATAGTTGACCTGCATCTTCGTGAGCTGGTCTAGCTTATCGTAGGTTCCCTTCAGGCCCAGCGTAGCCATCGCCTGCGCTCTGGTGCTGTCGTTCAGGACCGCACCCAGCGTCTTGGCGGCTTCAGACTCACCCATGACAGCCTTCGTCATGGCGTTTACGGACGCCGTTTCGTCCATGTTACCAAACGAGGCAAGGTCGAGGGCCAGCGAGGTCATCTGCTCGGCCATTTCAGCGCCAGCTTGGCGGGTCATGCCAAAGCCGACCAGCAAGTTCTGCTGATCGGCAAGGTAGGTCTTGATGTCGTTTTTGTTGCGGCCAATGGCATCGGAGTATTCCTGCGCCCATTTATTGACTTCATTCCGCATATCGCCGAAGACCACGTTGAACTTGTTCTCCATTTCTTCAACGGAGGATGCAACTTCTACGCAGCCGTCAATGGCTTTCTTGGCACCGGCCACGGACAGCGTAATACCAACCGCGCCGAGAACCTTGGAGGCCATCGACTTCAGCGATTTGATGCTGCCTTCTACCTTTCGCTCGGAGGATTCATCGACCTTGTAGCCAAACAGAATGCCGATGTCTCTTATGGTCATGCTGGTCAGCTCACCTCCTTAGCCATATCCTCTACCCGGCCGGCCTCCACGTCCTGCTCCATGCGGTACAGCGCATAGAGCTTCAGAGCTTCGTCCAGCGTGTAGCAGTTCTTCAGCTCCCACATGGATGCAAGCCGGGCCTTAATGAGGATATACATTCTCAGCTCAAGCTCTGTAAAGCCGCTGAGGTCGAGGTCGCCGTAGCGCTCCGGGCCTGAGCCATCGTCCTCTCCGCCCACTCGGCGACTTTGCCAAATCGGTCGCCGAGCTTCTTGAAAAAACCGTTGTAGTTGGTGCGGATGACCTCAAACGCCAGAATGAACATATCCTGCACATCGGTGCAGAACACCTCGTTGGCAAGATCTTCCGTAAGCAGGCGCACCTTTTCGCCCGGCTGCTCCACCGAGATGTTGCTGCCCGCGATCAGCAGGTGCTTCAGGATTTCCTCGATCTTATCGCCATCGAGCGAAGAGAAAGCCCCCGCAATCGCGGGAGCTGCATCTTCTACCTTGATGTCGAGCAGACCGTTACCCTCCTTTTCCGTATCCACGGCAGACAGCATCGGTGCAAGGCCAGATACGAGCGGCAGAACGAGCGCTGCCAGTTCGCCGGTCATATTCGCCGCTTTGAACGCCGGAAGCGGACGGATGTAGAAGATGTTTTCACCCACGGTTACTTCGCGGGTTTCGAGCTGCTTCAGGTTATTCATCGGCGTCCTCCTTACTCGTTCATGGTGGCATCGCCGGTGTCAAGCTCCCACTCACGGTTGTTGGTCTCTTTGCCGCGAGTGACGGGTGCTTTCTTCACGCACCATGCAGCTTCCGTGCTGAACACCAGACCGCCCTTCAGGTCCTTAATCAGGATCGGGAACAGACCGTTGCCGGTGTCGCGGTCGAGATCGACCATGCCGGAGAAGTACGAGTTGCTGTCGCTGGTCTGCAACAGGGTGAGCTTGACCTTGTAGGTGTTGTCCGGCGAAATTGAACGGGCAATTTCGCCGTCACAGCCGGTCTTTTTGGTAATACCGTCGCCGTTCGGCTCAATGCTGATGAAGCTGTCATCTGCATAGCCGGTGACAATGTGCGTACCACAGGTGACGATAACTTCCTTCGGGTTGTAGGTCTTGATCTTGCTGGACATTTACTTTCCCTCCCTTACAGCTTCTCGTAGGTCAGGCAACCCTTGATTTCCACCACATGGATAGCACCAGCAATGCGGGCAGAGAACTTGCAGTCCTTCAGGATACGGGATGCCTTCTGGGCGCTGGTCAGGTCTGCTGCCAGCGGCACAGACGTGGTGTAGCCCGGAATAGCATTACCGTCTGCATCATACTCCGTAGGAGCAATGCCGCCGTACTTCTGGCCGTCCTTCAGGGATGCAAGCATCTGGTTCTCAACAAGGCCGATGCCGTTGTCGGTGTAGGGAATCTTCGGGTTGACGATGAGCAGGTTCACGACACGAACCTGCATATCGTTCTGGAGCCAGTCGCGGAAGCGGATAACATCAATCCACTCACCGCCGCCGGTCTTGCCGCCCTGCGTGATGTTCTTGGATGCCACGGTAATGACGTAGTTGAAATTTGCAGCCTCCAGTTTCTTGATAAACGTGCTGGTCAGCTTTGCAGGAGAAACGGTCGCAAGCGGCATCAGCGCCCACGTTTCCTGACCGGCGTGGTAGTTCATCGCCTTGACGGCCGCAGCTACAGCCATGCCGTACAGGTTCTCAGCCGGGATGTCGTTCTCCAACTGGTCTGCCGTTTCTTTCGGGAAGAACGGGAAGCTGCGCAGATAAAGGCCGGCATCCACAATGGGTTTATCCGGGTCCTTGTCGATGTAGCCGCACAGCTTGTTCTGGGTTTCGGTCCACTGGATGATTTCCTTGACTTTTTCATCTGCCAGACCGACCGGGCAGATGCAGTACCAGCCATTGACGGCCAGCGCGTTCTCCAGAACGGCGCTTACGGTCTGCAATGCAGCGTTTTCGCTCTCTTTGTCCACGATGTCGCCCATAAAGGCAACATAGACCTCGTGGGGTCTGGGAGACTGCGAAAAAGCCACCCGCGCAGCTACGCCAACAGGGTCAGCGCGTTCGCCGGTGGCGATGATGCCCAGCGCCGTCAGCTCCTCCAGACTGTTGTACACGCCAACGGCAGGCACATCTTCAGTCGGATTTGCAGGGGCCGGACCCAGAATCAGGATATTGTCGAAGTTGGCATCGTTGGAGATGGGGGACGCCAGCGAAATGTCAACGGTACAAATCCTATCGAGGCTATTGCTCATATATCTTTTTCCTCCTTTACGGGTCGATTATTTATCTCGGCATTCGTGAAATATTCGCCCTCATGGGCAGTCATCTCCGAACTGCCGCCGCCGCTGGGTGTCGGGGTTACCTGCGGCTCAATGTTAATGACATCATCAGCTTGGATGTCATCTTCGCCATCGGAGTGCTTCACGCTGTCGATGTCCAGCGTTCCGGTAATGCCGATGGCCGTCATGGTGAAATAAACCGCGATTTCCAGCATTGCCCGGAACTCGTAGTTGGTATCATGCACCAAATCGGTCAAATCCTGAACTGCCGTAGGAACGACAATGGCGATGTCATGCTGGTGACACCACTGCGTTACGAACGGGGAGTTCAGGAAGCTCTCAAAGGCCAGCATATCATCTTCAGCCGTGTTTTCGGCAATGGGGGTGAAGCCCGGTGCCACTTCTTCCTGCCTGCCATGCGTGAACAGATCAATCTGCACAGGAACAGATGCAGGATAAAAGGCTACCGGTGTGCCTTCAATGATTTTGACCGGCGGGTTTCTCGACCGGTTGACGGAGCCGGTGGTCAGCGTGACCAGCGGACTGCCGGGCTTTGCTACAAAGCTCTGCTTGGCATACGTCACGGTTGCTCCAGCAAAGTACGTTTGGGTGAGCTGCACAAGCAGCTTCTTCAGTTCAGAAAGCGTCATACGCAGCAATACCCACCTTTCCCATCTGCTCGGATTTCAGGGCGCGGCATACGGTTGGCCTCTGCTGCTGAAACCTGAACAAACTCGCTGCGGCAGTGACCCACCATCGTGTGGTCCCACCCCAGCGAGCTGACACATTCATACCAGTGTCCTTCCGGGTCCATCCGCCCCTGATAGAAAAGCCAGTCGGCTCTGCGGCCGACAGAGCGGTCTGCGGTATGGAAAACGAGATCACCGAAAGCCTTCATGCGCTTTACGGTGTTCTCACCTTCCGGGAGCGCCTGAAGCTCATCTTTGGAGAGCGGCTGAACATTCAGGGACGTGATGAAGTCTTTATACCCGGAAACCCCATAACCATCGACAATGTTCTCCTCGCCGAAGCGACGCACAACAAATGCTCTGCGAAAAATGCCCAGCCCCATATCAACCACTTCCTTTCTTGCGAATGACGTATTTGACGGACTGCCGCATTCTGCCGGTGTCGATCAGCGGTTTGTCCGATTTCTTCTTGCGGATGGTGGAGGGCGCGTTCGGTTCATAGCTGCCGCTCTCGATTTTCTCTTGAACTAAGCCCACGCCGAATACACCAAGTTGCTTCAGGCTTTGCTCGGCCGTTCCGCCAGCAGTAATAGTCTTTAGCTGCTGTGCGCACATGGCATTGATGGGGTCAGCATTCTCATCAACGCTCTTTCGCAGAAATGGCCGGGACGGCGCGGTCGAAGTTCCAAGTTCGTTCCACATAGCTATTTGAGCCATATCAACGCCCCGGTCGTCTGTGACCTTACCAGCCTGAAATCCAACAAAAACTTCCTTGTCCTGAAGCTCATCAATTTGGCGGAAGAACTTTTCCCCTTCCGGGGTCAGCCGGTCCCACCCGCCAGTCATCGGCACTCACCCGCTGAGCGAATCGAGATCACGACCAGCCGCCGCAGCGTCAGATATTCCAGACCATAGGGCGTCAGCGCCAACTCGGCATCAGCCATCAGGGAGGTTCCCTGATTTACGTTGAAGCCGATGGACGTTTCGCCCTCGGAGTAGCTTCCGATGCGCAGCGTGTCGCCTACGCTTCCGTACTGGTTGTCGCCATAGCCGGCCATTTTCAGACGATGTGCCGTCAGGAGGGCGATAGCTTGGTCGTACAGTTTCCCGAACACCTTCTTGCTGATGAGCGGAGATGTGAGGTTCAGCCACGCCTCAACGGTTTCGTCGTTCAGCACGTCGAACTCGGTGGCAACCAGCCTGAAAATTCTGACGGCATCCTCCATGGCTTATTTCTCCTTTGCAGCAGTTCGGCTCTTGACCTCGGACAGGTTTCCCTGCCCGATGAAGAACCTCACAATCTCGTTGTCGTCATAGCCGGTGACTTCCTTGGTTTCACCCGGCAGGATCACGGTAGCGCCGACGCTGATGATTTTGTTTCCGATATTCTTCAGTTTCATGTCATAGCTCCTTTACAAAAAGATAGGAGCCGCCGCACAAACGTACGGCAGCTCCACAGGTGAATCAGCAGATGCCAGTAGCAATCAGCATGGACATGGGGTAGTAGATGATAGCGCCTGCGGTGCGGGCCTCGCAGGGAACGACCATCTCCAGGCCTTCCGGCTGGACCGGGTACTGCATGAAGGACAGCGGGTTCTCGATAGTGAACTTGCGGGGGTCGTTCTTGAACAGCAGCGCAACGCCCTTGCCATCGCTTTCTGCTGCATAGGGGTTGGTATCCACACTGTCGGGGTCCAGCTCCGGGCAAGAGACGATACGGGCAATATCCTTGATATTGTCCTGAACGTACTTCAGCACAGTGGTGGCAGTGCTTTCGATACGACGGTTCTGAATCTCGATATACGCCTCGGACGGCAGCGCCAGAGTGTCCGGTTTCTCCACCTTCTTGGTGGTGCGGGCGACCTGCTTCAGCATACCGGTGATGTCGGCCAGAATCTCGTCCTCGGTCTTGTCCGCCCACTTGGTAGAACCCTTTGCGCCGGTCGCAGGGACGTACAGCGGCACATCGTTGTCCTTGGACAGAACGCCGCGCAGACCGGTCTCGGCATCGCCGTTCCACGCGATCTTGTTGTTCAGGTAGTCGATCTGATAGCGGGCGGACTCGGCCTTGCGGGCATCCAGAGACTTACCCGCCATAGCAGAGGCACGCATTTCCTGAATGGAGTAGCCGTAGCTGTCGCCCAGAGACTTGATGATGGCAGTGGTGGGCTTACCCTTCACGTCAGCCCGGGGCAGGTCGGTGGAGTAGCTGCTGATAATCTTCGCCATGCCGGTCTTATCGTAGCTGTAGTAGGTGACGGTCTCGGCTCCGGGGTTGATCTCGCTGGAGACCGGGAACAGCTTCAGCGCGGTGAACTCCGGGTACTCCACATCGTAGGACTGGGATTTGACGTAATCCAGCTCACGGGCGAAGAACACGGAGGCATCGCTGGCATCATCGAAGTTCATCTGCGGGGTTTCGACCAGAGCGGCCGGAATCTTGGAGTGCAGCAGAGCATCGTAGTCGTTCTGGTCGTATCTCATGGATTTCTGGTTAGTGTTCATCTGATTTTGTCCTCCTTCTCTCAGACAGTAGGCTTGGCATCGTCGGTGGATGCAGCGTGACCGTCAGCGCCGCTTGCGGCAGGAACGCCATACAGTTCCACCGGCGCAAGGCCATTGTTGGCCGCACCGATGAAGCGGCCGGGAATTGCGATGCCGCCCTCCTTGGCAAAGAAGCCGGCCTCTGCGCCCTCCACGATCATGTGCAGCTCATCGCCGTAAGCCGGAACCGCGCTGGTCGCCAGACGCACCCACACACGGCCACGGCGCATAACGCCGACGTTCTGGTTGTTCAGGATGTAGAGCCTGCCATCCAAATCCTGCTGACGGTCGAAGCCGTTGATGACAACACCCTCAAAGTCGGTGGCCTTGCTGGTGGAGGTCGGCAGCGCAACGCTGCTGCCCGGAATCTTGCCGGGGACAACGCCGACGCCAAAGGTCAGCTTGCCGTTCTCCTCCTCATTGAAACGGGAGTCCACCGGGTAGTGGTACATATCGTAAATGCCACCCGCAATGCCCTTGCTGGTAGCGTAGCCGTAGGTTTTCTGAACGCCCATCTTACTTTTCCTCCTTCTTCATTCTGCGGTCGATCATGCGCTGGCGGGCCTCAGAGGCAGAACCGGTCTGCTTCACGGGAGGCTTGCCATCGCCGTGCATCATCTGGCTGCGCTGGTAGTTGGTGTCCTTGCGCTCCTTCATCTCGGAAACGGCCATATCGAACGCTGCGTTGACATAGGCAGCGCTCTTGCCGTCCAGATGCAGGGTAGGCTTCAGCTTGCCCAGAACGGCCTTCTTGGCATCCTTGACGCTCATTGCCTCCAGACCATCCATGTTCAGGCGGTCGCCGACACGGACAACGCGCAGCAGCTCACGGAAGTCATTGGCGGAATCTGCGCGGTCTTTCTTATCCTGTGCGGTGTCGCCGCCTTTATCAGCGTTGCCTTCAGCGCCCTCGCCGTCGCCGTCGGTCTGAGCGTTGCCGCAGCCGCCCTCAGCGCCGTCAGTGGTCGTGCCAGCGGCCTTCAGAACGTCGATAACGCCCAGCAGAGTGTCGATGTCCTCATCCTGCTGTGCGATCACACCCATTGCGCCGGGCATATCGGCGGGGTCACCTTCAGAATCGCGGCGGTCACGGCGGTCCTTGACCATCTGCACGGCATCAGGCTTATCCTGAGCAGCAGCGGGGTCATTGTCGGCAGCGCCCGGTGCAGCGGTCGGCTCTGCGGCAGCGCCGCCATCGGTCGCAGCGCCAGAACGCTCTGCACGGCGTTTCTTGAACGCCTCCACAGCAGCGGCCAGCTCCTCCGGGGTGGGCGCACCGTCGGTTCTCTTGGTGGTGTTTTCCATGTTCAGTTTTTCTCCTTTCATGCAGTCGCGGCCCTGCCCATCAATGTTGAGTCGGGCCTGTTCACCAGCCCTCGCCTTATCGACAAGGGCAAGATGGTTGATTTCGATGTCCCGCTGAATGGCATCGTAGGGTTGCCCCTCCCAGACACCGGGCGTTTCGTCCAGACGCAGGTTGTAGCCGCAGGACAGCTCCCGCATTTTGTACTTCCTCAGGCTGTCGGTGTCGTGGATGATGATTTCTGCTCGGACATCATCGCCGTCCCGGTAGCCCTCCGACAAAATTGTGCCGATGCCCTCCTCTTTCACGTTGTCTGTGTCAACGTAGCCAGCATCATGTGTTACGATGATGGGCTTTCCCTTATAGGATGCAAGGCTCTTTTCAGCGAAAACTTCTTCAGGCAACCGCAGCTCCCGGCGTTCGGAACCGTCCGGGTTGTGATAAACAAAAATGCCAACCGATGTCACGATGGGGTGGTCTACAAGATAGCCCTCATCCGTGAAATAGGTGGCATCCAGCGGCAGGCTGTCGAAGCGCTGAACTTTCGTTTCAGTTCCCATGTTGAACAACTCCCTTCTCAGGTCTTAGAGGATGGTTTCATCCACGGCCATCGCCCCCTTTCGTGACCGGCAGGTCTACGGTTTTGATGTTGAAGACAGGCAGTGCGCAACAGCGGCACTGATAGTCCATGCCCGGGTGGCAGCGCCTGCCAGTCTTTGCATCGACCACCGGCGGGTCATCCCAGCGGAACCTCTTGTGGTTCAGCGCAGCGTGGCTGGGGCGGACGCGGCTATCGCCGGATGTGGACCAAACGTACTCCACCACGCCTGCATCCTGCTGTTGCTGCTGGGTAATGTCGCCGTTCAGTTTTGCAATCTGGTCACGGGCAAGCAGTTGAGCGTGCCGCCGGTCTACGCTGTACGTCCGCTGAATCTGCTTGACGATGGACGTTGTGGTTTCGCCGTTCCGGTAGCCCTCCAGCACGATCTGGCGCATACGCCCCAGACTCTCCTGCGGGATGGTCTTGATGAGCGCTACGTTGTCCTCGACCCAGTGCTCCATCATTACCCGGTACAGCTCGCCGGTGTAGTAGTCATCCAGCAAATCAATGCCCAGCGTGGACTTGACTGCTTTCTTCCACTCCCGGATGCTCAGCTTCCGGGTGAGCCTTGCCATAGACTCAATCTTGCTGCGCAGGCTGAACATCGAAGTCCGACGTTCCAGCTCCACGGCCATCTTGGAGAAGACGGTCTTGACCTTGGCAATCAGATCTGAAGCATCATCGTAGCGCTGGCCTTCTTTCTCGGCCCGCGCGGCATCCCTGATCTCCGGCAAGCTCTCTTTCAGCAGTTCGTTCAGAATGCGGATGTACGCATTTGTGACCCGCTGGAACTCTCGCTCTGCCTGCACAGGGTACTTTGGTGAATATTTGCATATCAGACATTCATGACTGCCGAATCGGTGGCGGAGCAGGTCCTGCACCATGTGTCCGTGGACGGTATCATTCACTGTTTTCGCCTCCTTTTCCGGTCTTGAACAGCAAAAAAGCGGTGGTTTGCACCGCCGCAGTTGAGTTTATGGCTTAATGTCCTCTGAGAACTTCTGATGGGTGGCGAGAAACGTCCCAAAGGTTGTTGGTGGATAATTTTGTGTCTGGGGTTTGAAAAGCGCTGGAGAGCCGTGTTTTCGCTGGTTGCGAAAATTGCCTGCCGTGCGCCATGCCCCGCGCCCGCCCCGTTGGCAAATTTGAACGAAGTGAAAATTTGACAACAAGTTACGGTTTGGTTTGGTGAGGTACGGTTATGTCTGGACGCTCCGCCGGATTGTCCGGTGGACGTTCCTGCGGATTTTGGCCTGTTTTCGGCCATTTTTGAATATTTATCCCAAAACAGGTGGATATATTCCAAAAACAGCCAATTCTGGGCTTTGCGTTTTCCGACCATTTCGGTGATTGCGGTGGAAAAGCGGCTCTTTTCCGGTTTACAATCGCCATGATGCCGGTTTACAATGCAGCGAACTGCGGTAAAACAGGCGGTTCCTTACACAGTAGGCGGAAGGTTTCACGGCCCTTTGGGGTGATGAGCGTCTGGGTCCCGGCCCAATCATTGTGCCGACCCTTGCCCTCCTTCACCTCGAACAGACCGTTGTTCTTTGCCGCATACGGCATCAGCTTGTTCTTCTGGTCACGGTAGACGTACTTGTGGTCGAGCAGCCAGCCGATGAAGTCCTTCTCCTTGATGCCCAGCTCCTTGGCGGTTTCGCGGAAGTTGGTCAGCAGGTTCCGGGCCACCAGCTCGTCAAAATACTCAGCCTTCGGCTGCATGATCTGGTTCTGCGCCGTCAGCTCCTTGATGCGAGCATCGCGGTCAGTCAGGGTCTTCTGCGCGACCAGCAGGGCCTTTGCCATAAGCTCCTGTGGGGAAAGCTCCTCCTGCCCGGCAATGTAGCCGCCGTTCTTGCGGATGCTGGGCAGCACCACGGCCGTGACCCACTTGCGGAAGGGTTTGGCCTCCGGCTTATCGCTGCGCAGGATGACGTTGTACAGGCCGGACTCGCTGATGATGGTGGCATTCTGCACGCCGCCAAGGGTGTAAATCTGACTTACCCCCTTCTCATCCTCGTCCAGACGGTCCGCAACCATGCGGCTGTTGCCCAGCCCTAAGACTTCGCACACATCCCGCAGAACGAACCACGGTTCGCCGTTCAGGTTCAGGGTGCGCACGGGTTTGTTTTCGTCATATCTGTAAATCGTAACCTTGTTCATGCTCTTTCTCCGTTCCGTTTTTGAGATGGGAAATTCGGGCAAAGAAAAAGAGCGGTGGTTTCCCGTCGCTCTTACACGGCAGAAAAGCCGCAAACCTCACATGAGGCTTACGGCTCGCTGCATCAGGCTATTCTGTTGTAGATACTCCAGTCCACGAAGGGTTATCCTCGTTCTATGGCCGAAGACCTTGATATATCCAGCATCCTCCAGCAACCTCAGGATGCGGTAGATGACTCTGAAGTTGTCCATGCTCACTCCACCTGCTTTCCAGCAGCCCATGCCGCGCGGGCTTGGTTCAGGCTCATGCGGTTCTCGCAGTCCTCCTCATCAGGAAACTCCTCCTGATAGCGGTCATGGAACCACTTGCAGACATCGCAGACATCGCCGTCATCGACAAGTTCGGTCTGCCCGCATACCGGGCATTTAACTGCCTTGCTCATCGTCTTCCTCCTTCAGGTCCTTTTCCCTATTGAACTCGTAATACTTCATGGCGACTTCGGGCTGTGCCTCGCCAGTCTTTCGGTTGCACTTGGCTTTCATGTAGGTTTTAAGCGGCCCACCGGGAACACCGGTTGCGTACTCTGTCGTTTTGGTGTTGAACCGAACAACTACGCCATCAGGCCGAGCATAACCAATAACATCACCGCCACAAGGCTGCTTCAGAAAGTCGATGCCCTTCTGCTGGTATTCCTCTTTCGTCGCAAAGCCCATCTCAGCCAACCCGTGGCGGGTGGCATGATCTTCAAGCCTTGCAGGAGAAGCAAACCCAGTGCAGGGGACGTTTTCGCCTTCGGGAGATACCGCAGGTCCGCTTTCGGTGGAGCCAGAGCTGCTACTCTCGCCCTCTGCGAACTGCCCGTTTTCATCCCGTGGGTGGTCGGCTTCGTTGAAGTCCATCCTATCTTTCATCTTAGCATTTTGTGCATCCGATGTCAAACCGGGATTTGACGATAAAACGTCGAGCAGCGCGGTGATGCTCTGGGAAAACGGCGGGAACAGACGTTCCGGATTCTGAGTGGACAGCTCGGCCACCTTTTCGGCGGTGATGAACCCCGGAGAGGTCATCTCGCCATCAGCGCACCGGATGCTGCCGTCAAAATCCGTGCAGAGAAACACATGGGACGGGCAGTACGGCGGTTTCAGGTCACTCAGGAAGGCTACCGGCATGAGGTCTTTCGGCGTGATGCCGAACTCTTCCTGCGTTTCCCTGATGGCTGCATCTTCAGGGGACTCCCCTGCTTCGATGTGCCCGCCCGGCCCGCCGATGGAGCCTTCCTTTTGGCGTGTGCCGCAGAGGAACCGGCCATCCTGAATAACGAGAACGCCGACGCCATAATCGGTGTCGGCTGCATCAGCATTGGCCGCAGGGGGTGGCGCTGCCTGAATGCTCTGCTCTGCGCCGCCCGGTGCCTGTGCCTGCTCCAGATTCCTCTGGGCTGCTTCCACGTCGCTCATGGCGTTCGGCTCGGTGCCCAGTAGGGACTTGAGCAGGTCGTTCTCATCGTCACCGGAGATGATGTCTTCGACATCGAACTCCTCATCAGATGCAAGGCGGCTGCGGACCTCGGAGGGGTCAACGGCCTGCATATCGACATAGAGCTGCGCGGTCTGTGCCTTGATCTGCTCCGTCTGGGCCTTGGTCTGGTCAACCGCCGCCTGCTCGGTATCGCTCAGGCTCCACAGCGGCTTGAACTCCAGCTTATAGTCGGGTTCCTCAGCCACATCACCTGAAGCGATGCCCGCCCGGAACACGACATCCAGCAGGGTGCGGAGGTTGCGTTTCAGCATCAGCCGCTGAATCTTCTCCACGAAGTTGTAGTAGCTCTCGAAGTCGCTGTCGCCGGTGGCGTTCATACCGGCCGGGGACCGGCCAAACAGAATCGTCTGCGGGATGTTTGTCAGCGCCGACAGCATATTGCAGGTGGCGTCAATGACATCTTTCACGCCAGAGAACTGGAACGTCTTGAAGTCGTACTGCTCTCCCTCGGAGTCAATGGCGATGCTGTTCAGCAGGCCACGGGAAGTGTCTACAAGCTGTAGGCGCTTCAGCACTTGGTTCTCGCCGTCATCTGTGGTCAGCAGAGAGGCAAGCCCCTTCATGCTGTAGATGGCCTGAACACTCCGCTCCAGCAGTTTTACGCTGTCGGTGTGGGCAGTCACGGTTTCCCGCAGTGCCCTGCGGATGCGGACGTACTCCGGCATCCCCCAGAACAGGTAGGTTGCATTGGAGGTCTGCTCCGGCAGAACACCATTGCGGAACACCAGACAGCGGCTCTCATGAACCTTGAAGGAACCGTAGATGCTGGAAACATAGTAATATTCCGGCTGTCCGAACTTGGACACCCGGTTCCCAACGCCCTTCCCGCCGTAATCCTGCTGGTACAGGCTGGCGTAGTCGGGCTGCACGATGGAGCGCTCATAGACGCGCAGTTCATCAATGCTGCGGATATGTTCCCAGTCAACAGGCTCTTCCAGCCCGCGCCCATCGTCGATCAGCATGACGATAAGAGCGCCGCCGTAGAGTCGCGCCCACTTGATGGCGGTGGCGGCCTTCTCCTCCCATTCGAGATCATCCAGAGCATCTTCCACAAAGGCATTCACCTCATCGCTTTTCAGGTTCAGGTCGAAGCCATGTTTCAGCGCTTCCTCGGCAGGCGTATCAATGATTTTGGAGAACAGACCGTTGCCCTCATACAGCCCAGTGAGCTGCATATCAGGAATGACCGGCTCCCGCTCAAACTTGTACGCCTCGGAGTTATCCTGCTTGGTTCCGTACTTGTTCAGGAGGTTCACATAGCCATCCTCACGATGCGGACGCACAGCGCCGTTCTTTCGCCGCAGGATTTCGCGTCCCCGCTCATTTAAGCGCCGACGTTCGGCCTCATCTTCAGGTATGTGCATTGCGCTCCCTCCTTCCTGTTAAAACTCAATGCGTCCATCGGCCTCATTCCAGATACCGCTGGACACGACAACATCTGTCAGGGTGTTAAAGGTGACGTAGTACGGATTGCCGGTAACATCGGCGCTGAGAATCAGCTCCAGCAGCTTCACGCGGGCCAGCAGATCATTGATGTTGGACTCATGACCATTGAGCAGTTCCTTCAGCATCGTCCAGAACAGCAAAAGGTTCCCGCTTCCCAGATACTTTTCGGCAGGCGAGATCATGCTGCTGTAGATGCTCTTGATGATGCTATCATCGGCCTTTTCCACGGTTTCCTTCTGGACGTAGCCCGTGAGATCGACCTCGGCAGAGCCAACGATCTCAAAGATGCCGTGGATGAGCTTGTACGCTCTGTACTGCTTCCCAGCCTCACTGTTGTTCTTACGAAGGAAATAAATGGTGTCAGCGTTGGCCTCACTGGGTGCAGGGAGAGCATCGACAGGGACGGCTTTCAGATGCCCTACTCCGTTTACTCGCTCGTCTACATCGTCCGTCGTAGCGTAGCCGGAGTCGTTTTCCAGAGCGGATGTCTTGGTCGGCACCACGATGTTCACGACCTTGTTGTCGGGAGGGATTGCCTGCCCGTTGCGCTGAATGCTGACGATGACGTTTTCTTCCGCATTGGCGGGAGCATGAGCCGACTGTACATGATCTTCGCAGGTCTTCAGGGAATCGTTGATGTCCTTGATGATGTCTTCCATCGCAGAAGCCAACGCTTCAATCTGTTCTGCCGTGTAACCCTTTGCCTTCAGAGAAGCAAGCCTAAGCGCTTCAAGCGTGTTGAGTTTGTCGCTCATGTTCGCTTTCCTTTCCAAAAACAACAGCGGCAGGAGTCCATTCCCCTGCCGCTGCATTCTTACTTATGGGTTATCAGGCGGTTGCGCCAAAGACCTCGGTCAGCATCTCAGTGACCTCAGCGTCGGTGGCGATGGTAACGACCGCGGTCTCCACACCATTGATCTTAATATTGCCTTCGGTGGTGCTGGCCTCGACCTTGGTAGCGCCCTCAGCAATACCTTCAACCTTGGTGGAGGTGGCGTCCCACTTTTCCTTATCGCCGGTAGCGATCTTGTCCAGCTCGGCCGCATTGGCGTGAGAGTGCTTCTTGCTGACGGCATCCTTGATGTTGGCGTTGGTCTGGTCGTAGGTGTCCAGCAGCGCCTTGTTGGCGTGCTCATGGGCCTTGTTCAGGGCGGTCTGCACCTCGGTCTCCAGCTTTGCCTTAGTGATTGCGCCGTCGGTGATAGATGCGGTGACCTTATGAGTCTGCTCATCAATGGCGATGACAACCATATCACCCGCAGCAGAGCCGGAGGTAACGTACTCGATCAGGCCGCCGACATCAATGTACAGGGTGTCGTTGGTGGCATTTGCCAGAACCAGCTTGATATAAGTGCCTTTGGGCTGGCCGGTGGGATTGGTCACAACAGAGCCAGACTTAACCACCATATCCTTCGGAATGTTGATAGCCGCGCCAACGGCAACGCCATCCTTCATGAGCTGGTAGACAGCAGCATAGTCGCCGGACTTCTCAGACTTCTCCACAGTGTAGCCGGGAACCTTGATGTCCACAGCCTTATCCTCGATGCTCTGCACCACGCCGTTGACCTTAATGGTCTCCAGCACGTTGGCCTGTGCGCCAACATTTTCCAGAGCCTTAACACGAGTAGCAATAGTGTCGCTCTCAGCCTTAGCTTTCTGTGCGAGCTGCTTCAGGTGCTTCAGGCGGGCCAGCTTTTCCTCATTGTATGCCATATCGTTCATTCCTCCATATCTTTATCAGGCGTTATCGGTGGAAAATACTTCACTCAGCATTTCGCTCACCTCAGAATCGGTTGCGATGTCAACCGATGCAGCGCCCAGCGGGGCGAGATCACCGGCGGCATTCTGGATGGTGTACGAGGTGGCAACCCCGTCCACGACCACGGAGAGGACCTGACCGATGTAGGCGGTCGGGTTCGTCTTCGCATAGTTCTGCGCGTCAGCCATAGACGGCCACACGCAGGTAGGGTCAAGGGCGAAAGCGTCCTGCCGCTTCATAGCCAGCGGGAACTCCATGCCGGAATACTTCTTTGCGGTATTGTTCACAGCCACGTTCAGTTCCTCCCCTCTCAGCCCAGCGTTACCTTGAGGACTGCGGCGTTGCCATAAGCAACGGCAGGCTCAAAGACCCAGACGTTATAGTCCTTCGCTGCATAGCCGTTTGCGCCCTCAACGGGGACGGTGGACTTCACGAAGGTGCTGGTGACATCTGCGTTCATGGCGGTTTCGTTGATGACCTTGGTGACGCCCTTTGCGGTAGCAATGCAGGCGATGGCCACACGCTGCGTACCGGCAGGAACATTCAGGGTCAGCGTACCGGCTGCGTACGCCTTGCCGGTTTTGCCCAGTGCGCGGATGGCCGCACTGTCCAGAGCAGGCTTGCCGGTAGACGTGCCATAGAACACATTACGGAACGGGCTGTAGGATCCGGTGTCCTTGGTCTTAGTGCCGGCCGCAATGGCCACGACAGGGCTGGATGCCGCGCCGAGATTATCCTTTGCGGTCACACCTGCGCCGTGGGTGGCGGTGACGCGGTACTTCAGGCTGGACACGGCATTATCGCCGCCTGCATCGCCGATGATGAAGCCCGCGCCACCGGCGTTATCAGAGCCAGCGGTCAGGGATGCTGCATCAGCAGTAGCCACCTGCGTGGTGGCCGCATTGGTGATACGCTCGACCTTCCAGTTGGTGGCGGTAACGCCGGTGGCCGGGCCGTACTGATAGGAACCTGCATTCAGGGATGCAGCAGAGTAGGCCGCAGAAGCTACCTTGGTGCCAGCCTCAACTGCACCAGCACCGGTCAGGGTAAACGTACCGATGGACGGCTGGGCGGTGATGGTGGGCTGGAGGCGCTTGCTGAAGATTTCGGTCAGCGCATCCATAACACTCTTGCCCTTGGTGGAAAAGATTGACGTGCCGTTCTGGCTCTTGGTCAGGTTGCCCACCTGCGTATAGCCACCGGCCAACGTGATGTTATCCCGCAGGATGACCTTATCAGCATCGACGTTGCCGGTCATGGCGACCCACGCCTTGCCGTCGTAGAAGTAGGCGGACTTCTCGTAGGTAGAGTTGCCAACGGTGGTCGTGACCACGAAGACATCGCCCTTCTTGACGGCCACGTCGGTGTGCGCCTTGAAATACGCGGCGATAACCGAATCATCGGATGCAGACAGGTCTTCCTTCGTGCCTGCATACACCGTGCCGCCAATGCCGCCAGAAACGGCATTCAGCTGTTCGATGGTCGCATAGTTGCTCAGGTCAACGGTGGTATCATCCAGACGGACGACTTCCTCACCGACCTTAGCGTAAATGTCGTAGTACCCGGTGGCAGCATTCATCACCAGATACAGCACATTATCCTGCGCATCATCGTTGGAAGGAACCTTCTCAACTTTCTCGAAGCGTGCATGAGCAGACTTTGCAATGGCGGTGGCGATGGCGTTGTTGATCGCATCTGCCGTCATGGTGTCTGCCGCGTCGATCTTGCCGTTGATGACGGACTTCAGAGCAGCCGAGAGGTCAGCTTCCGAGATTTCGCTCTTTTTGGCGAGGGAACCAAGTTCGGATGCCAGCGTGTACTTCGCCAGCTCCTGCTTGACTCTCTCCGCCTGCACCTGTAACTGAGCGAGGGTTACAAGTTTGCTTGCGGATACGGGCATTTGCATACCTCCAAAATTTATTTCACAGCAGCTTCCATGCCGCTATGACAAATTAAGGCCCTCTTTCAAGGGCGAGAGGACATCAGCCAAATACTTTGTTGAGCATATCGGCTACGTCCTTATCGGTGGCAATGTCATCCTCGCTGACGTTCTTGTCATTGGAGTCCGAGCCACCGGGGTCTGGTTTGGGAGCTTCCGATTTGCCAAACACAGTGTCCAGCATATCTTTGACTTCTTCGTCCTTTGCGACTTTCCCGTCGGCGACCTGACCTTGTGCCAAATATCGCAGCAGGTCACAATCGCCGCCATCGCCGCACTTCTGAACGGTGATAGCCTGCATGATGTCCCACTTCTGCGTAGTTTTCTTCCGGCCGTCCAGCCCGAAACCGACCACGGAAACGTAGAGCTTGCCGGGCTTCAGCACATCCTTCGGGATGTAGAACGCCTCATCGGCAAACTGCACCGGGACGGGCTTGGGACAAGCGCTGCTCGTGAAGACGACGATCTTGTCCAGTTCATCCCACGAGCTGTCAAATTTGAACGCAGCCTGCACAATGTCTACGCTGCCTGCGACAAGTTGGCCTTTCAGGTCATGGGTGATTTTCTGGTCATTGACCGAGAAAATAATCAGCATTGCATTCACCTCTTTTCTTACGTTATCAGCGAACGAATATCAAACGTGTTGTCGTTGTAGTAGGCGTTCGCCTGCGAATAGCAGTCAACTTGGTCATCGTGCGCACCGCTTGGGAACGCGGCCATTTCTTCCACAAAGTCCATCACCCACGGGCAGGCAGATGCCGCTGGAATGTAGACGTTTCCAGCTTCAGCCACCGCGGTGGTCGCATGGGCGCGGACCACCTTGCCGCCAAACGGCTCCACCGGGATGATTCCGGGGATTTCTTTCTTCAGAACGTCGATGACCGCCGTGCCGTTGGCCTTGTCCTCGACCAGCTTTCTTGTGGTCTGGGGCCACTTGGAGGAAAGCCCGCGCATGGCATCCAGCGTTTCTGTGAAGCTCATGCGGCCACGCACCTGATCGAGCAGATAGCGGTCTGCGCCTTTCCTTGCCCAGACCTGCCCGACAACGAAGTCCGAGCCGTCCTTGTCCTTGAAGGTGCAGTCCCACGACTGGATGAAGTCATGCAGGCCGGACGGCAGCGCCGCCCAGCGTTTCCACCACTCTCTCTTGAACATACCGCCGGAGCTTGGTGTGGGGGTCTGCATATACAGAGAAGACCATGCGTATGTACCGACGGTCTCTTTCTGTTGTGCAGCCCATGCTTCGTCGTAGCCGCCCGCAGGCCACAGCGCCTCGCCTAGCTCACGGCCCAGAGGGTCGGTAGCCGGGTCTTCGCAAACGGCCGGGAGCGAGATAATGTCCCAGTCCTCAACCTTGCCGTACTCCGGGTTCAGGAGCCGGGCGGCAAGGTCATCTTCGTGCCAGCGGGTAAGGATGATGATAACAGCGCCGCCTGCGTGCAGTCGGGTACTCACCGTAGACTGGTACTCGTCCCACAGCTTATCGCGGTAGGTGGCAGATTCAGCCTCGGCGCGGTTCTTGATGGGGTCATCGACGATAAGCAGGTCTGCGCCATAGCCGGTGATGGAGCCGCCGATACCAACGGAGATCATGCCGCCCATGCCGTTGTCGAGGTTCCAGTTCGTTTTGGTGGCCTGCACTTGGGAGATGGTATGACCAAACAGCGCAGGACCGAACTCCTCGACCTTATCGCGGTTCCGCTTGCCAAATTGCTGAGCAAGGTCGCCGCTGTAGCTGATCTCGATGACCCGCTTTTCAGGGTTCTTGCCCAGATAGAACGAGGGGAAGGTTTCGGTCACGGTCATGGACTTGCCGTGGCGCGGCGGCATGAATATCATCAGCCGCTTGGTCTTTCCCTCCATGATGCTTTCCAGCTTCTCACACACGAGGTCAAGGTGTCTGGCTCTTTTCCACCTGCCCATGTGGACGTACTGGACATAATCGGCGTAGTGCCGTTTCGCCAGCGCAATCCGGGCATTGGAGCCGAGGTACTTGCGCTTGGCAGGCGAAACATTATTCTGCGTCGCCATCAAGGCCCTCGTCCATTTGAGCCAGACGGCGGAGTTCATCATCCGTCAGGTTATCGAACGGGGATGTCTGAACAGCTCCGTCAAGCGTAACCTTCTGGGTCTGGGAGAACTCATCCCGGCATCGGTTGTTGAGCCAGTACATCTGCGCCATCGTATCGGGGACGGCTTTCTTGGTGAGCGTTCGGACCCGCACCGGCTTCTGTTCGCCCGTCCGGGGGTCTACGTCGATGACGCTTTCCTTTTCCTGATACTCGAAGCCTACGGCACGTTCATACAGCGACCGCTTCACCTTTGCATCGGCGACTTCCTTCCCGTGCTGGCAGGCTTCATTGAACGACGGGTATGTCTGCCGCCAGCGGATGATGGTCCTACGCGAAACATGGAAGGCATCAGCAATGTCCTGATCTGTTGCGCCCTTGATAGCAAGCGACCATGCCCAGTCATCGTGGTACGCCGGATTGTACTTTAGAGGCGTAGGCATTTGCTATCACCTACTTCCCTGCCAGATAATCCGCAGCCCAGTATTCGAGCGCCTGCCACTTGTTCTTGGGGCCGATCTCGCCCTCCTTGACCATCTTGTCAAGAGCCTGTGCGATGGTGTCGGCGGCTTCCTTCGGGATAGCCGGGGAACCAAACAGGTTCGGGAGCTGCACCCACTCCTGACTCTCGTCGAAGTGCAGGTCCTCGAACAGGGATTCCGTGGCCTTAATCATCGCATGGATAGCAGCGCCGGTGTTCTTGACATTGGCGAACTGCTGATACTTCGTGATGGTTTCGATGAACTCCTCGTGCTGGTCAATATCGGCAACGCCCAGCATATCGGGGCTGAGAGAACCCAGAACCTTCACAAGCTGGTCCAAATCGCGGAGCTGGTGCGGCAGGAAGGTGAACGTGACGTTCTTCCAGTCAAACTCCACCTTCGGGGACAGCAGCTTCTCAAGCTCGGCCATAGGCTCGCCGATGATGTCCTTGCCGATGTAGCTTTCCAGCATATCATCAACATCGTCGATCATCTTGGCAATTTCCTTCAGGGTGGACTGGTCATCAAAGCCGCTGATGGCGTTGTGCGCCAACTGCTTTGCAGCCACCTGAGAGCGCCGCAGGCCGGTGGTGTCCAGAATGACAAAAAGCTCCGTCAGCACACCGCTGTCCTTTGCAGAACGGATGCGGTGGTGGCCGGAGATAATCTCGATCTTGCCGTCGATGAGTGCGCAGAACGGGAGACTTTCGAGCTGTCCCCGCTTTTTGATATTGTCGGTGAGCTGCTTCTGCATCTCGGTCTTCATAATGCGGGCGTTGATGTCCTGCTCCCTGAAATCCGTCAGCTTTACCTTGGCGATGACCAGCCCCGAACCCATGTCGGCGACCGTTTCATACTTTACGGCTGCGCTGCTGACTTGGTTTTCTCGCGCTGTTTCTGCCATCGTTCTTCCCTCCCTAACCATTCATTCAATGCCTGTTTGGCGTTTCTATCGTACAAGGGCGACTCGTATGTGAGCCGGTAGCCCATCTTCTTATCCGGGACTTTCTTGGTCAACTCCATCAGCCCCCGCATTTCCTTGGCCTCCGGGTACTTGGTCATCTGCACCGTCTTGAGGGACTTGGCCTTTTCCTTCTCCAAATCCGTGCAGATGTTCATAATCAGCGGCCTGTTCTGTGCAAGCATGGTCAGCAGCCGCCCCAGCCGGTAGGTCTTGTGGGGGACGGTCATGCCGTACATGAGGAACACAGCATCGGAAACCTGCGTACCGAAGGCTCCCATCGTGAGCGCTGACTTATCCAGCCCGAACACGCCAGCCAGTTTGCCGTCGATGAGGACGGCCATGTTGATAGGCGCAGACGAACCGACAAAGTTGTGCGTCCAGAGCTTTCTATAATACTGGGCGGCTGTGCGCTCGATCTGGGTAATCTGAATCTTGCTCTTGCGGGTGATTTCATAATCACGCGGCAGGATGCTGCAATCCAGCGGCTCCAGCTTGCCCTCGTTCGGGCGGGTAATCATTTTACCCTCGGCAAGCATGGTCGCCTCATCCGGGCGGTTGGTAGTCAGGTACACGTTGATGCCGTCACGCACACCATACCGAGCAAAGACAGGATGCCCGGCAGTGAGGCCCGGGGCGTTCTCCTCGTAGCACATCAGAAGGCACTTGGCATCGTTCATCTTTTCGTACAGATCGTTCAGCCCGGTCTTTGGGTCAAAGATGCCGTACTCAGGTTCTTTCCATGTCATGCGCCCGCCGGTGTCGTACCACTTCTCGAATCCAGCGGCATAGGTGGGCGGGTTTGCAACCACAAGGCAGTGGGGGTCATCATAGCACGTTTCAAGGTGCTTCCACATATCCAGCGGGCGGTAGCTCATCCCGTGCAAGGACTGCTTGGCCCTGTCGAGCTGTGCGCGGATTTCCGCCAGATGCTCCTCCTTGCGGTATTCCAGATCGCGCATGATGCCGTAGAAGTATTCCTTCCCGGCGTTCTTCACAGTCCGCAGGTACAACTGTGCATAGAGCGCAACCGCAGGGTCAAGCAGCTCCTCATTCGTGAAGCCGTCCGCTCTGATTTCCAGCTCCTCAAGGGACTGGCCCGTGATGGCATATCCCATGATGGAGGTGAACATCGAAACGTCGCTGGCCTCAATCTCGCTGGGCTTGTACCCACACTGCGCCGCGATGTGCGACATGGCGAAAGCGCCGGCGCACGGCTCAACGAACCGGGTGTACCCCTGCTTGCGGGCGTTTTCAATCAGCGGCTTCAGGAACTTCTGCTCCTGAGCAACCAGAGTTCCGAGGAAGAACGCTCCGGGGTTCTGGAACTTTGCCATTCATATCACCGACCTTTCTTTCAAAATTGCCCCTCTGGTTTCGACTGGAGCAGTTGCTTTCCAGAGGGTGGGTTGTTTCCAAAGACGTGAACGTCTGGAAAACCCTTGTTCGTAGGCATAAAAAATGGGAGCCATGCTGTTTCCAACATGACTCCCTATGGTTGGTCCGCCGAGCAGGGATTGAACCGTGCGACCCCCTGATTAAGAGTCAGGTGCTCTACTTTCTGAGCTATCGGCGGGTATTACCACATTTTCATCTGGACTGCATCAGGCTCAACCGCTTTCAGCGGTTCAGGCTGTTTCGCCCACTTGTTTGGTGACGGGTCAGGCAGCTCCTCGATCATTTCTCCTGTTCTCTGGAGCCACCAGTCTGCGAACACCAGTCTATGACACCACTCTCCGGGCTTTCGGACATCTTCGTAGCAACAAAGCACCACGGGCTTGCCCATGTCCTCATAATGCTGGAGAATCTGAGCAATCCGCGCCGTCCCTACTCTGTCCATGTGCTGGAAGTAGGGCGGCGTGAACCGCTCCCGGTTGTATTCGTTGAACAGATAACCCGGCGGCGCAATCTCCATGATGTTGCCTGCAAGCGTATACCGAAGGGGAAACTTAGGCGCTCCCCGTGTTATCCCAACGACTGTGTAGTTCCCGGTCTTGAGTTCCGGGTTACTGTACCGGCTGGTGTAAATCATGTGCCTCGCTCCTTCCGTACAAGCCCACCAGAATCTTCACGCCCTCAGCTATCTTCTCATCGAGATCATAGCCGAGCTGCTTGTAGAATCTTCCGTGGACCATGCACTCATACGCTCTTGTCATCGTGGAGGACTGCTCCTTCGTGATGCCGAGCCTGAAGTCCTTTGCAATCCGCAAAGCCCCTTTGAAGTCGCCGTCTGCAACCAGACGTCTAACTTTATCGGATTTTCGTTCCATCTGTCGCACCTCCTGACCTATTCGGTAAGATTTTGGGCCTATCTTCATTCTAACCCTTTACCCACCGGAGTCAATCGGTTTGGCTTCTGTTGCGAAAATTTTGGCTTTACAGCTTGATGCGAGGCGGGATATGCCGCTCACGGTTTTTTCGGAGTGACACATCGGTTCACGCTTCGTATCTTACCACATCGGTAATTGCACGTCAATGGCAACTTTTTTGCAATTTTGCTAAAAAATCATTCGAGCCACCCGAAAATCAGGGCGCTCAGTTTGGAAATGCCTGCTTTCTGGTCGCGGAACACCGTCGAGAGGTCAACCTGTTCCTCATCAGCAATCTGCTGCTGATTCTTCGGTTCGTCTGCGATGTAGAGGCTGTAAATCGTCCGATACCGGCGCATTTCCTCCGAGCGCTTGGCGTGTTCGCAGATGAACTTGTAGCATTCCAGCATACGGTCAATGTGCTGGACGATGATGCGGGTATGGGCAGCGCTCTCCTGAATGCTCCTCACCACCGGGACCCTCACCCTGCCATCTGTCTGGCTCATCAGCTCCTCCATCAACTCCTCGAAGTCATCATCCTCGGAGAGCTGGCTGGCTTCATACACGGCACTCTTGCTATGCTCTACAAAGCAGTGGTAGTTCTGAAGCAGCAGCTTGGTATTATGCAGGCGCTTGTCCTTGACGGCCTTTCGGTTCCGCTCCGCTTCGTGCTGAAACTTTTCAATGGCTGTTTCCGATGCCACCCGTACGATCTCTTGCATCATTTCCGGGGGAATGGTGACGTTCATGTCTTCCTGTGCCATATCAAAACCTCCCATAACGGGCTATGCCGCTCCTCCCCCTTCGGGGAGAAACGGCTTGCCCTTACTCTTACGCTTCTGCTATTCTGGTGAGTTTATTCCTGACAGTATGCTTTCCACAGCTGCTCATCCATGTCGGTCTCCTCCCACGGGGGAATGATTCCCGTTACACAGCCGAAATGGCCGTAGGCGGATGTCTGTTCGTAGATGGGACGGCGCAGGTCAAAATGCTCGATGATCTGGTGGGGAGTCAGACCGAAGCACTGTCGTACGGCCTTGACCAGCTTTTCCTCATCTGCTCCGCCGAACGTGTCGATGCGGACGGACACGGGTTCGGCCACCCCGATGGCATAGGCGAGCTGTACCTGACACCGGCTACAGATTCCGGCAGCCACGATGTTCTTGGCGATGTACCGTGCCATGTACGCCGCGCTGCGGTCAACCTTCGTGGGGTCTTTGCCAGAGAATGCACCACCGCCGTGCGGAGCATAACCACCGTAGGTATCAACGATGATTTTTCGCCCGGTGAGACCGGTGTCCGCAGCAGGCCCACCATTGACGAACCGGCCCGTCGGGTTAACGTACAGGTCGTAGGTATCAATGTCAAGGTCACCACCATAGACACCGGCAAAGTGCTTGGCATACTTCAGGATCGGGGTGATGACGTGCTCCGTCAGAGACTCCAGAAGCTGTTCTTCCGTTGCATTTTCGTAGTGCTGGGTGGAAATGACGATGGTGTCAATGCGGGAGGGCATCCCATCCTCCCCATATTCCACCGTTACCTGCGTTTTGCCATCGGGGAGGATAAAGGGGATGGTCCCGTCTTTGCGCCTCTGGGTGAGCCTGTAGGCCATCTGGTGCGCAAGCATGATGGGCAGCGGCATAAGCTGTTCGGTCTCACTGCACGCATAGCCGAACATCATGCCCTGATCTCCTGCCCCTCCTACATCGTCACCTGTACCCATCGCAATATCGGGGGACTGCTTATGGACTGCCACTTCGATCTTGCAGGTATCGGCATTAAAGCCAGATGCCCCACCGGTGTAACCGATGTCGCGCAGGACCCGCCGGGCAATGCCCACAATATTCACATCGACCTTGCTCGTGATCTCGCCTGCGATGAACACCGTGTTGGCGGTGCAGCATGTCTCACAGGCCACCCGGCCGTTCGGGTCAACAGCCAGCACTGCATCCAGCACCGCATCAGAGATACGGTCGCACACCTTGTCGGGATGACCCTCGGTCACAGACTCAGACGTAAACAGCTTTCTCATGCCTTTTCCTCCTCAGCATTCTTCTTGTCTTCCTGCTCGTGGTGACATACAGCAGCAGCCGCCTGCAAGAGTCTCATCAACTCATCCAGACGGACGCTCACCATAACGGGCTTCTCCCCGTGGACAGAGAACGAGACCGTTCCCCGCGTATAGCTGGCAAGCATATTGCATTCTGCCGTACCCATGCTTTCGATGCCAGCCGGTTTGCCATTGACCGCCGCAAAGGTGGTCACAGCTGCGTTCACCGTCATCTGCACTCCGTCAGGGATGCCGGACACCTGTGCAGGGACCTTTACGACATGGCCCATAAGGGGATTCTTATTTTCTTCCATGTGTTCTCCTTTCTCAGAACGGGATGTCATCATCATCGGGCAACGGGCGGAAATCATCGTTCGTGGGTTCCGGCGCTGCCTGCGGGGTGGAGCCGCTATCTTTCTTGGACTCGCCGAAGAAGACCTGATTGCAGCGAACCTCCGTCCGCTTACGCTTCACCCCGTTTTTCTCGTAGGTGCGTGTGGTAAGGACACCGCTTGCCTCGATACGCTTTCCCTGCTTGAAATACCGGGCGACAAACTCAGCCTTCTTTTCCCACGCCACGCAGTCGATAAAGTCCGTCTGGTCCTTAACGCCGGGCCGGTCAACCGCAACCGTGAACTCCACCACGGGCTTTCCGTTGGGAGTGGTGCGCAGTTCGGGGTCGCGTGTCAAGCGGCCGCTGATGGCAATAATGTTCATAGGGTAGCTCCTTTCATCATCGTAGTAGTCGAGTTCCAGATAGTTCTTCCCGAATGCCGCCCGGAAGTCTGCGACGCTGGCTTTGTGGGCCATCATGTACTTGATCTGCCAGAACTGCTTCAGGGCATCGGAGGTTTCCCTGCACTGGTGCGCCGCATACCGGCCGTTCCGATGGCAGCTCTCGCCGCACAGGCCCACCTTCAGGCCATACTTTTCGGACTTGTCCCGGAATGGCCCCGGGTAAACATGGTGCTCCTCCAGCCAACCGGTCTTTCCGCACAGAAAACAGGTTCCGTACCTCATTCGGCATCACCCTTCCGGGCGTTGGGGTTCTCCACCTCCAGCAGGATGCCGCCGCATTCCAGACACTCTACCACAATCTTCTCCGGCTCCTCATGGTCGCCGACCTGAACCGTGCCGAAGCCGTTGCAGGCGATTTCCTCTGCCAGATGAGGCTCCAGAATGCTGTCATCCACATAGCGTGGGTCTTCTGCGAGGTAGGCAGAGCCAAGGGCGATGATGCCGTCTGCGGTCTCCGCATAGCAGTGGCCTGAACTCCGGCTCACCGTCATCCGCTCGCCCACAAGGACTTTGAGGATGCCCCACTGGTCCTTGATGCCGCACTTATCGGGGTTGCGCAGGATGTAGCCCTTGTCATCGCTGATGACCGTGTAGTCAACATCCACGATGCCTTCCGGGAGCTGGGGCGGTTCCTGCTCCACAGGGGGTGCAGCATTCTGGCGGTTCTGTGCCGTGTCGAAAAGCGAGGTCTGCCCATCGTCGATGTCCTTCATCACATACTCCATCAGCTCCTCATCCCACACCAGCTTGCGGTTGCCGGAGAGGTTGCCGGTCGTTTTGTCCTTGACCTTGATTTCGGTGCTGATCTCGTGACTGAAGCTGGGCTTCATCACCTGCACGGTGTCCCCCTCCCGCGTTGCATCGAAGTTCCGCTCCGGAGCCGGGGTCAGTGCCACGCTGATTTTGCAGTTGATGGAGGCGCTGTCGCTCTGGAGCCTGTCCATCTTCTGAAGCAAGCGCTGGAGGGCGCTGTCGAAGTCCATCTTGAAGGCGTTGAAGGTGTCCGCGCTCAGGGACAGCACATACGTTTTGTCGCTCATAGTCATTCTCCTTTACTGTTCATACGGTATATCTGAGATTTCAACGATAACACGCGGGGTGTCGGAGTAGAACTTCCGAACCAGTGCGTCTACGATTTGGGCATCATCGCGGTAGGCAATGCCGTTCAGGGCATCGCAGATGATTTTGCCCACATTATCCCAATCGGGCTTTCGTGTCGGGCGTATCAGGCGGTCGATCATAGCAAGGTGCTTCTTCCTGCTGACCGATTTCGGAACGGAGTGGAACGCAAAAATTCTCACGCTCAACATGGCGTCATCAGCAAACCGAACCCCGGATTGGATTCTGTACTCAGTCTTTACGAGGTTTTCGTACAGAACCGTGTTTTCCGGGGTTCTGGCTGTCACATGGCCGCATACGGTTGAGAATTTCGGGCGTTCCTTACCTCGCGGCTCCCCGTAGATGCAGAATTGCGTCCTCATTCCCCTGCCGCCTGCTTCGGCTTGTCGTTCGGAGTGTACTCCAGATAGTATTCGTAGCTTTTCTTGCCCTGCCGGAGCTGCTTGCCCTGCCGGACGGTGTAGTCGTTCTTTACGAGGATGGCAGCTACCGTAAGCCGGTCCTCAACGCTTGCGATGATAACTTTATCCATCATTGCCCTCCAAAAAGTTCTTCATCTCGTCAAATCTGCGGGCCGCTTCCGCCTTTCTCCACGACCGACCTGTGAACTGCATCGGGTAGCACATTTCAAAGATACGGTCATAGATGCGGGTGTAGCGGATGTCCGCAGATTCTTTCATTTCGGTCATGCTCAGGTTCGTGGTGAGGATGATGGGGAGTTTGGCTCTGTACCGGCTGTCCACAATGTCGTAGACCTTTTCCAGCGCAAAGTCTGTGCTGCGTTCAGCGCCGAGATCATCAATGATGAGCAGCTTTGCCCTGTTCAGCCGGGCGATCAGGGTGCTGTCATCCTCACTGAAGCCCTGCATGGTTTCCAGCAGCTTCACAAACGAGGTCATCACCACCGGGACCCGCAGGCTCAGGAGATGGTTTGCAATGCAGGCCGCTGCGAACGTCTTGCCGGTTCCGACCCCTCCATAGAACAAAAGCCCCTGATTCTTTGCCAGCATCTCGTCGAAATGCTTTGCATACCGCAGGCAGAGCTTCAGGTTGTAGGCATTGTCTTTGGTCTGCTGGAAGTCATCAAAGCTGATTCCCCGCAGGCGCTCATCCATGAGGCTCTGCCTTTTTAGGGACTCCGCCGCCTTCATCTCCCGGTCCTGCATGAGCATCTGCTCTTCCTGCTTGCGCTTTTCAGCTCGGCAGCGGCAGGAAACCGGCATCTTGACCCGAACTTTCTTCTTCGGGTCAAACGGGACGGCCCTCAGATCGGGCATATTGACTTCGACCTGCCGCCGGGTGTGGCAGTTTCCGCAGACAAGGAATCCTTCCTCATCGTAGTAGTCGCCGTTCTCTGGCTGATTTGCCACCTGCGCTTGATGAACAACTCCTTGCAGCAGGCCGTCAAATTCACCCACTCTGCTCACCCCACTCTCTGAACGGATTGTCTTCATCTGGTGCTGCCTCCCTCATGCTCTGCTGGAGCAGCCCCGGTTTCTTTTCCTTCACACGGTCAACTACCCAGCTCAAAATGGCCCGGTAGTCATCCTTGTACTTCTTGCCCTTCGCCCCCTTGTAGAGATCGAGTTCTACGATGCAGGCGTCCGCAAAGGCTTTGCCGTACAGTTTCACGAGCCTGTCGTAGTTTGCTTCGCTCATCTTCACGAACTCCGCATAGGATTTTTTATCGGGTTTCGGCTTTGCAGGCGGCTTGACTTCTGGTTCCACAGGAGGTTCCATCTGTTCCGGCTCCGGGGTCTTCGGTGTAGGCTTTGCGGCCTCTCGCTCTATCTGACGGGCTTTCCGCTTTCGTTCAGCATCCAGCCTGCGGTTTTTCTGGAGCTTATACCACTGTTCCTGCCATGTGTCCCAGTCATGGATGTAAAAGCCATCGGCCACCACATCAATCCAGCCGGTGTCCACAAGGGCTTGCACCACTTTGCCCATGTCGAGCTGGCAGTCCTCGCCGCAGCCGTACAGGTATCGGCTCAGGACTTCGAGGTCTGCATCCTTGACCAGCCCGGTCTCATCGGCGTTCTTCATTCCCCAGAACCACAGGAAGTTCAGGATGCCGAGGGCTTCAAACTTGGAACACCCGATGGCACGGTATAATCTACGGAGCTTCGTACCGTCCACCTCCTGATGTACGCTTATCCACGGCATCCCCTCACCTTCCTTTTCCACCGGTGGCTTTATTCTTCAGCCGCACCGTCATTTTTGGTGCCTTCCTCAGCTTCCAGCTCCGCCTTGTGGGCCGTGCAGATCTCGACCAGCCGCTCGACCACCTTGTTGTAGGTGGACATCTTCATGCCGGTCGTAGAGGTCAGCCCCATCTCCTCGATGATGGACTTGACCACGGCGTTGCCCTTGTCCTTGCCGAAGTTTGCCTGCGCCGCCTTAAAGAGCTGCTGACGCTGTTCCTGCGAGATGGCCGGATCATCTTCTTCCTGTGCAGGCTCCTCCGGCTTCGGGTCATCCAGCTCCCTGTATTCCGCCGGGATAGCGCCGGATGCGATCATCTCATCCTCGGAGTACACACCCTCATAGTCCTTCGGGAAGGCATCTCTCACGCACTGGCTGACAGCGACCTTGTTGATCATGGTGGCCGGCTTGGATTTCCAGTTTGCCTGCCCCTTGTTGTACTCAACGAAGGCAACCTCCTTGAACGCCGTGCGCTCCTTGCCGTTCCGCATGAAGGTAACGCGGCACCAGCCACCGACCAGAGCTTCGCCCGGATAGAGGCAGCATCCCTCTTTCTGGATGATCTCGTTCCCGCGCTGTACCGTGATGCCGTCGTTCTTGAACAGGTAGTCAGGGTGGTCAAATGCTCTGCGGAGGTAGGCATCCTTGCCAACGACCATCTGTGCCGGGTCATCCTTGCTGTACTTGATGAGATACACCTCGCCCTGAACCAGCGGGTTGAGCTTCTGCTGGCGGCAGGTATTCATAAAGAACACCAGCTCCTGATTACTCACAAGCTCTGCCCGGCCACGGACGAGATACTTCTTGACGAAATCCAAATCCAGCTCAACGTGCGTGCCCAGAACATCGTAGCTGACGATGAGAGCGTTGCTCTCGGCCTTGCTCATAACAGTAGACATATTCTCTTTACCCCCTGAAACTCATCTTTGCAACCTGACGGTAGGTGATGCCGGGAATCTCGATCTGACCCTTTGATGCGCGGATGAGGCGCATAACTGCGGCCTGATCGACCGGCCGGATTTCGATGCCGGCGACGGCCAGCGGGACCATCTTCGGGTCAATCTGGACGATTTCCCAGTCCTTCGAGGTGCTGACACCGGCCACCTTCGGCGTAGCCGCAGCGGGAACCACTGCATAGCTCGCGGCATCATCCATGATGGCAGCTTCCTCAAAGGCAGCTTCTGCGCCCTCGTTGTCACCGGCAGCTTCCAGCTCAGATGCCTCCTGAATCTTGCGCTCGCGTTCTGCCTCAGCGGCCCGCCGGGCAGCTTCCTCAGCCTCCCGGCGCTTGCGCTCCTGCTCTGCAACATAGGCACTCATCGCCTTCTTGACTGTCTTCTCAGCGTTGCGCAGCGGGGTCAGCATGGCCTTTTCCCGGTCGCAAACCGCTTTGTGGGCCTGATAGGCGCTGTCCTTCATGGGCTTGAAGAACGTCGTGACCTGCGACGCCTTTTTCTTCAGCATCTTGCCGAACTCACCGGCAAAGGCGTAATCCTCATCGGTCTGGATAACCAGCGACTCCGCCTTAAACTCGATGTCGGTCACGTCACGGGTGAGCTGCTGCTCATCCACGATCTCGGCCTGCGGTACGGTCGCTACCATAGTTTCTTTTTCCATCTGTCGAACCTCCTAAAAATCACTCGTTCATGTAGTTCTTAATCGTCATCAAGGACGAGAACACCGACCAGCATTTCCCGCTCCGGGAAAACTTTACTTCCTGATAGCCCTTCTTGGACAGGTGAAGAATCAGCCGGTCATCGACCTTGATGCCGTGGCTCTCCCATGCCCTGTCGTAGGCTTCCAACTGGACTGCACAGAGCTTGCTGTTGACCTGCGCAGATGTCTTGTAGTCCACCAACGTCAACCGGCCGTTGATAATACACAGCAGATCGACCGTACCTGCATACCGCAGGATTTTGTGGTAGACCTTCGTTTCGGTTGCCAGAACCTCCGGCTTGCGGCTGTTCCACCAGTCCCGGAATCCCTCAAAATATCCGGCATACATCGGCGGGATGTCCTCAATGCCGAACTTTGCATAGTTCTCCACCGCGTTATGGATGGCCGTGCCACGCTTTGCCGCCCGGTTCAGCACCTCCGGGTCCACCGTGCTGTAGAAGTCGCTGGACAGCGGCTTCATCAGGGTGGTCACGCTGGGTACTTCCAGCCCGTTCAGGTAGTAGAGATGCCGTTCTTCCTCAAATGTCAATTCCGGGAACTGCGGAATTTCGGGCTTCACGCATTCGTTGCTCACGTTGCTTTTCTCCCTTCAGGTTGATTGCTAACCGCATATAGTAGTCGGTCAGCTCGGTTTCGTACAGAAGCGGAAGGTAGCTCTCCGGCTGCTCTGCCAGCTCACATTTGCGCCGGGCATACCAGAGAACGCTGGTGGCGACCACATCCGGGATTTTGAACCCCAGCGAGCTTTCCGCTGCCTCCCGCGCTTCCGTCAGCTTATCGGCGCTCATGCCTTGTCCACGACCCTGCGGCGGATTTCTTCGAGCAACGTATCGGTCGGAACCTCGCTCAAGTCGGGCTTGTCCGCAGAGTCAAGCAAGAGGTCAGAGGGGATTTTCAAAGCGGGGCGGACGCCGCACGAGTTGGAGCAGCTGAGGTTGTTCCAGTAGCCATTGGAGCCGACGTACAGGGCGAGATCACCGTCCGACTTGCTGGGACCGCTCCAACCGGTCGCCAGCCAGCACCACCGCTCCGCATTGGGGATGATGTCAGCGTACTCGCGAGCTTCATCCAGCGTAAGCGGCGCAGCCTTCACCGACAACTTCCCATAGCAGCCGGAACCGTCCAGCGTGGTCAGGTCGATCTCGCGGGGGATGAGCTTGGCGTTGTCGAGGCCCCTCTTGCCCATGTCCTCCAACCACTTGTCCACGGCCTTCTTCAGGTCGCTCTCTGCGTAGTTGTTGGAGCTGCCAAATTCAGAAGCACCAACCGATTCCAGCGCCAGCAGGAACAGGCTGTCCGGCAGGCTACCACGACGCTCAACATCCAGCACCACAAATCTGGTTCCAGCCAGCGTAACGATGTCACCCGGCTCGTGCAATACTGCGTACTTTTTCATGTTTCGTTCCATCCTTTCTTACCGGCGATGCAAACACGCCGATATTCAATCCGCCGATTTTCTTCATGGCTTCGTCGAGTTCTCTTGCGGTTGTGATGCCATATTCTTCCGCCAGCAGCTTCTTCAGCGTTTGGATGTCAGCCATCGTCTGCGCCTCCGTTCAGGAGCTTGGAGCCAATGAGCTTCAGTTCCCGCGCCGCCCGAATCAGTCCGTCGAGGTAGTCGAGGATTTCGGTCAGGTCTGCCCACTCATCCTTGGAGATGATGCCATCTGCCGTGATGTCGATGAGCTTTTCTTTGACCTGCTCGATGTCACCCTGCCGGAGCTGCTTCAGCAGCTTCATGGTCGTACGCTCTACCGAGGCAATTTCAGGGGACGGCATTTCGAGGCTCTTTCCGATAAGGCACTCCGACGAGCAATACCACGCCATCAGCTCCGGTGCATTGTAGATGTCTGCCATCAGCACCACCTTATCCACCGGGATGACCTTCGTATTGCCCAGCTCGTAATCCGCAAGGCTCGAAACCGAGATTCCGAGCAGTTCCGCAGCGCCTTCACGGCTACCGAGCTTATCGTTGTACTTTGCGGCCTCTTTCCTACACCGGAAGCACTGGTTTTCACAGGCTTTTGCGGCATCGCGTCCCATTTTCTTTGCCCCCTTGATGCGTTATACTTTAGACATCAGCAAACCGCCATGCGTATACTTACCCTTTCGGTAAGTTGTCGTCGAAAAAAATAGCGTTGACCTGATCGCTGGTCAGGTCAAGCGCCTTGGCGACAATGCTCATTTCCTCATTGGAGAACTCGACTTCTCCGCGCTCCTTCTTGGAGTAGGTAACAAGCGATTTGCCGATCAATTCGGCCATATTCTTCTGGGTCTTTCCCTTCTCGACCCGGATGCCCTTGAGCTTGGAGCTATTCATCTGCTCACCCCCTTTCCGTGTCTTCATTATAACTTACCAATATGGTATATGTCAATCTTAAAATGATAATTTTGGTAAGTTTTGTTTACTCTTTGACAAGTATGTTATAAACTTGGTAAGTAAGCTACATTGGGAGGTATCACT